CTTCCAGTAGCACCACCATCACCCTGTCGGCTGCTAACGCTGCCATTCTTCCGGGTATGGCTGTCAACGGCCCCGGCATCACCGTCGGTAGCAACACTTATGTAACCACTGTAAACGGAACCACGGTCACGATCAACAAGGCAGTGTCAACTGCTCAAGGTTCGGCTGTGAACTTCAGCTTTACTGGTTATCCAGAAGTCATCGTTGGCTGGAACGCTGGATATCACAGCTACCAGAACGCGACTGGCGTGTAATAGGGAGTAAATAAACATGGCAATTTCACGCGCACAACTACTGAAGGAATTACTCCCGGGATTGAACGCTTTGTTCGGTCTGGAGTACGCCTCTTATGGCGAAGAGCATAAAGAATTATTTGAAGTGGAAACTTCAGAGCGTTCTTTTGAAGAAGAGACCAAGCTGTCGGGCTTTAACGCGGCTCCGGTGAAAAACGAAGGTCAAGCGATTGCGTACGATAACGCGCAAGAAGCATGGACTGCTCGTTACAACCACGAGACCATCGCGTTGGGCTTTTCGATCACTGAAGAAGCGATTGAAGACAACTTGTACGACTCGCTTTCCAAGCGTTATACGAAGGCTTTGGCCCGCGCTATGGCGTATACGAAGCAAGTCAAAGCTGCTGCTATCATCAACAACGGCTTTAACAGCCAGTATGTTGGCGGTGACGGACAACCCTTGTTCTCGACTGTCCACCCGTTAGTTTCTGGCGGTACGAACAGCAACACGTTCTCGACCTCACCTGACCTCAACGAAACCTCGCTGGAAGCGGCGACGATTCAGATTGCTGGCTGGACGGACGAGCGTGGGCTGTTGATCGCTGCGAAACCTCGTAAGCTTGTTGTCCCACCAAACCAAATGTTCGTTGCCAAGCGTCTGCTTGACACTGAGCTGCGTGTTGGCACCTCGGACAACGACATCAACGCTCTGAAGGCTATGGGAACGATTTCGGAAGGGTTCAAAGTGAACCACTTCTTGACTGACACCCACGGCTATTACATCCTGACGGACGTGCCAAACGGCCTGAAGATGTTCGAGCGTACTCCGTTGCAAAACTCAATGGATGGTGATTTCGATACCGGCAACGTACGGTATAAGAGCCGCGAGCGTTACAGCTTCGGCTGGTCTGATCCACTGGGCGCGTTCGGCGTAGCCTAAAATCAGGCACTTACGAAGGGGGATGGGGTAAAACTCATCCCCCTTTTCTTTTGTGTTGAACTAGTGTACATTACCTGTTACTAAGTTTCAGGAGGGTATATGGACATTTCAACTTTGCCAAGAACGCGAGAAGAAGCTAGACGAACTAATGCTAAGTATTATTTTACGGGGGAACCCTGTAAACACGGGCATATTGCGCCGCGAAAAACAAAAGGCGTTTGTCTTGAGTGCTTAAAGACGCACTGGAAAGAATCTGCCGCTAAACGAGAAGACTATTTTGCTGACTATAACCGTAAGCGTCATGTACGGGAAAAGAAGCATGAATGGTATTTAAAAAATAAAGATAAAGTTATTGAGGCGGCTAATATTCGCCCTGCCGAAATTAAACGAATTTACCGTAATACATGGAAAGAAAATAACCTTGTAAAAATACGGGCTGACGCAAAAGCTCGTAGACGTAAGCATAGACAGGCTACTCCGGGCTGGTTAACCCGAGCGGAACGAACCGAAATACGGCAGATTTATCAAATTGCTATTACCCTTAGCAAAAGCACGAATACGCAGTATGTAGTCGACCATATCATTCCTCTGCGGTCGGAGGAAGTCTGCGGCTTGCATGTCCCTTGGAACCTACGGGTCATCACTAGGGAGGAGAATTTAATTAAATCGAATAAAATTTTGTAAGAGGGCTTTACAGCCCCCCATTTCTTGTGTATAAAGGGTTTAACTAGGGTCAAAGCCGTACCAACCATTCCTAGATGGACGTTGCACAGATGGTATGGCTACTTGTGCATAAAGGAGTAAATAATGAGCATTCAAACATTTTTAGGCCCGATTTTGTCGGGCACTCAAAAAAATACCAATCCAATAGCGGTTACGTCTGCTACCCCAAGCGCGAGCTTTTTGTCTGTTACCGGAACGGGTCAAAGCTACCGTAACACTGGCGTGGGCGATGCGCTCCAATTTTTTACGGTTCCACAATCGACTTTAACCAGTATTGCTGCGGCTTCGTTCCCCAGCACTTTCATTCCCTACTACACCGTCAACGGCGTGAACTATCCGATCTGTATCCCAGCGGGTTCATACATTGACAACGTTGACTTGAACATCACTACGGCTCCTACCTTCAGCGGTAGCCCAACCAGCTTGGCGGTTAACGTCCAGTTAGTCGGTGCCCCCGGATCCACCTACGCTTCGGCTCAGACGATTGCTACGGCGACCTTGACTGCGGCTTCGTTGCCCGGCATTGGAACCTACGCGATGGCGAACTCTGGTTCGACCGCTTCGGCTACGGCTCCTTTGGTCGCTACTTCGAGCGCGACTCCGTTGGCAATGTTGTTGAATACCGGCCCGACTGACTCTATTGTCCAATTGAGCTTGGCGTTTACTGGCGGTACGACTCCTGCAATTACTGCTGGTGCGTTCGGTCTTGCGATCAGCTATGTTGTACGTAGCCCAGACGGTTCGTGGTATCCGGTTACCCCGCCGAATCCATTAACCACCCCAACCCCGAATACCTATTAATAGGGAGTAGTACATGACTACTCAAACAGATGTTAAATCCGTACAAGCTAATAGCAGCGGATTATTGGGCATCGGTGGCGCGAATCCTACTCTTGGGGTTCGCGTCAAGGGTATTTACTGGAACGGTACTACGGCAGGTACACTGACGTTTGATGATGGTAGCTCAACTGGCACAGCTAGAATTACTCTGTCTGTTCCAAACGGCACTGCATACTTACTTCTCCCCGGGGAAGGTGTGCGATTCACCAACGATGTGTACCTGACTTTTACCACTGCGGTAGGTTACGCGACTGTATTTTACGGTTAAGGCGGAATTATCATGGTTGATAAACATGATGTGATTAAAAACGGGCTAGATGTAGTGTCAGGTGTACTTGCTTTTAGCGCGGCAGCTAATGTATTTGATCCAATTTTGACCTTTTTTGCCAGTATTCTGTCGATTATATGGCTCTCATTACGCATTTGGGATCATAAGTCGATCAGAAAACTGACTGGGAGAGTCGGATGACTGATACTAGATGGATTAGTAAAGCAATTAAGCACCCCGGTGCATTGCATAAACAGTTAAAAGTGCCCGCTGGACAAAAAATTCCAGCTAAAAAGCTTGCTTCAGCGGCTAAAAAGCCGGGAAAAGTCGGTCAAAGGGCGCGTTTAGCACAAACTTTAGGCAAAATGAGTCATGCCAAGCGTAAGTAAGCGTCAACACCGCTTAATGGAAGCCGTAGCCCACAATCCGGGCTTCGCTAAAAAGGTTGGTATACCTCAAAAAGTTGGAAAGCATTTTCACGAGGCAGATATGAAAGGCAAAAAGCGGTTTAGTGAGGGTGGATCGGCTGATGAAACCGATAATGAGCGAGAAATGAAGGCTGAATTAGCTGCGGCTAGGATAGCTCACAAGACTCCCCCTCCTCCCCCTCCTAAGCCAGACCCAAATAATCCTACTGGTTACAAAGGAATGATCCCTTACAAAAAAGGTGGAAAAGTTATGAAAGAATCGAAAGCAATGGCGCAAGCCGAAATGAAGGCTTTGAAGCGCGGTCATGCGCCTAAGAGCGTTATGGAACACGAAAAGAAGGAGCATAAAGAAATGGGCTACAAGAAAGGTGGGCACGTTAAACACAAGCCAAAACACCACGAGAAGCACATGAAGCGCGGTGGCGTTAGTGCTCGTATGAAGAAACCTGCCGTACCCCCTGCTGCTTTGGCAGCTATGATGGGTGGTGCGGGCGCGGGCATGGGCGCAGGTGCTGGCCCAGATATGGCAGGTGCTTCGGCTCCTCCGATGGGTGCGGCTCCCGGCATGAAAAAAGGCGGTCACGTTCACGTATCTCATCATCACCACTATGCCCGTGGAGGCCATGTGAAACATCACGCGAAAGGCGGTATGACCGCTATGAAAGGTAAGGAATTTACCAAAGACCGCAAGGGTACTGAAAAAATTATTGGCGGCGGTAGCGACAAATCTAAGCATGGCGATGGTCATGTTAAGAAAGGACATACCAAAGCCAAAATGGTTAAAATGGCTTCCGGTGGACACGTTGGGTCACACAAGCATCGTCGAGCCGATGGTATTGCTGTGAAGGGTCATACTTCTTGTAAAATGCGGTAAGTGATTTATGAAAGTAATTCCTAAAGCATTGCTGAAGAAGCACGCCAAAGTCAAAAGGATGCCGAAGTCCAATAAACGGATGAAGCGTCATTTTGACGATGGTGGTGATGTAGAAGCCTCATTACCTAACTTCGATCCTAGTCAAATTGATAATCCTGCGCCTACTCTTGGCCCAGTCAATTACGACAATCTATCGTTCGGTAAAGCCTTCGCCCTTGCACGCAAAATGGGAGACAAGACTTTCAAATGGCGTGGTGGTTCTTACGGTACTCAGTTAGCCCAACCGGGCCAAGCTAAGTCTCCGTCTGTTGCTGCGGCTGATAGAGCGATTGCACACCAAGGCGCTGCTGCGGCTATGGACATCCCTGAAGTAACAAGTACAGTGCGTCGATCTGGCCCACAAGACTTGACTGCAAGAGACATTTCCGGTCGTTATATAGACCCTGACTTCCAGAACTATGTAGAACGCCGTGCGGGTAACCCTAACCCCCGTCAATTTACGGACGCTGACCGACAGGCTTTAATGGCTATGGGTCAACAGGCTTTAGCGAATCAAATTAAAGCACAGAACCGTTCGTATACTGATGCAGATAGACAGGCTTTAATTCTTCAAGCTATCCAAAATGCCAAAAATACACCACGGCAACAACCGGGGTATATGTATGGTTCACCTAATATGAAAAAAGGTGGTAAGGTTGGTAAGAAGGTCGCCAAGTATGCCAAAGGCGGGCATATTGGGTCTAAACGTGGAGATGGTTTAGCTCAAAAGGGCAAAACCAAAGGTCGAGTTCGTTAATTTTTTTGTAGGAGATTGAAATGAAACATCATCATGTTAAGCATCATGCGAAGGGCGGTCACGTTCATCACCCCAAGCATCACGAGCCAAAACATCATCATGAGCATATGACTGCTCACGTGCATCATCACAAACACGGTGGTCACGTTGAAAGTCACGTAGCTCATCATGAGCATGTTCGTAAACACTATCACGGTAAATAAACCATGATGGCTTCGCGGGGAATGGGCGCTATTAATCCTAAGAAAGTAATTAGGAAAGATGCGCTCGTCCCCACGAAAGTGTTTTGCGAAGGTGGAATGGCTAAAGGTGGCAAGACTGAAGCTTGGACTCGCAAGGAGGGCAAAAACCCTAATGGCGGGCTTAATGCTAAGGGTAGAGCAAGCTATAACCGTGCTCACGGTGCTCACTTAAAAGCCCCGCAACCAGAAGGCGGCAAGCGTAGGAATTCATTCTGTCGAAGAATGAAAGGGATGAGAAAGAAGCTTACGAGTGCCAAAACTGCACGTGATCCAAATAGTCGGATTAATAAATCGCTTAGAGCGTGGAACTGCTAATGACAACTTCGGCGTTAGGTCAGACAACCGGTACTACGTCGTTTCTTCCTGATGTCAATGAGATCATCGAAGAGGCGTTTGAACGGTGCGGAGCAGAGTTACGCTCCGGATACGACTTCCGTACGGCGGTTCGTAGTCTTAATCTTTTGCTTATGGAGTGGGCGAATCGGGGCATTAATCTCTGGACTTTAGACTCATCTGGACTGATTACGTTAACCCCGGGTACCGCCACTTATAACCTGCCTTTGGATACGGTGGATCTTTTAGATCACGTTATTCGCACAGGGTCGGGTACTACTCAGCAAGACATTAACATCACGCGCATTTCCAGTTCTACTTACTGGATGATTCCTAACAAAAACGCGACAGGCCGACCCATTCAAGTATGGATTAATCGCTTGAGTGGGCAAACTAATTCTCAGACAGGGAACGTAGCGTACCCAACCATCACAGTTTGGCCTACGCCGGATAGCT